GAAGATCTTCTTACCAAACTTGTAGAGGAACACACGACCTTCGTTGTCAGGATTTGCGGGGTCCTTCACAACATAGATGTTAGCGTAATAAGAGAGTTTACGCTTCTGCTTACGAGCAGTCTCTTTATCGGCATCACTGCCGCTGTTCCAGAGACTCGTATTGAGTTCGGAGACAGGATCTTTTTGACCGAGAGTGGTCAAAGAATTCTCAATGTACCAACCACCAGTACCTTGGAAGGCATGGGAGTACATCTTTGCCCACGGAAGGTCTTCACCTTCAGGAGCAGGAAGGAACCGGACTACTGCATAACCGTTACCTGCTTTATCGACTTCGGGTTTCCAAAGACGATCGTCAGACGCGCCACCTCCCTTATTGGTTTTTTCGACTTCCTTGACCAGTTTGGCAGTCAGGGAACCGAGGGAGGACTGTTTCTTAAGGGATGCAAAAGACATTTGGATTTGGCTTGTGTAAATGGATTTGGTTTGTACGGGTCTATTATAGGGCGGACCCAGCGCCCATGTCAAGAAATCTGTTTCCTGACATTTTCAAGGGTTTTCTGCATGTTTGCAAAGAGAACCCCACAGTCCACATCAGATGGGAACCCCATCATTATAGCAGACTTACGGACATTATCGCGCATTTCTTTTGCGCGAGGATCATCGGAGAGAGTCATCCGTGTGTACAGATTCCTCTGTTTCTCCAGCAGAGTGTCGAGTTTGTCAAGATGCTTGACCTTATCTTCACGATCCAACTTGTCGAACGCAAACACTTCAGTATAGATTTCTTCCTGAAGTTCATTAATATCTTGGATTGCCTCTTGGACAAATTCCGATTCAAAGAAGTCAGACATTTTTCTCCTCTGCCTGGTGTATTTAGAGCGGCAACCGTGCTCTCGTGGTCTTTTTCATGAAGTTGAGATCGATAGCATCACGCTTCAACTTCTCTTTGAGAGGTTTTGAAATTAGTTTGGTGATGGAGTCCACTTCAATGCTGTTTTCTTCGCAGAAGAGAACAATTGCTTCAATATAATTAATCTTTTCACGCAAGACTAGATTCTCAATTTCCAAAGAGAACTTTGAGGCATTCATAAATTTCTTGCCCAAAGCTTTGGTTAGTTCATTTTCCATTTAGTTTAAATTCTACAAAATTTCTGATGTACTTCGTGAGTAACTTCATGTACTTAAGTTTATCATATTCCTGATAGACTTTGCAACTACCGTCCTCACATGACATGATGATCACGAACTTCTTTACAGGAACTCCTGTCAGTTCATAATACATGCAAGCATAAGCAGCACATTGGACAAAATAACCATCAATCCAATCTCTTGGTTTCGGTTTCTTGCTAGTTTTAAAGTCAATGATCGCCAATTCGCCTTCATATTCAGCGATACAGTCAACAGTGCCAGCAACACCGAGTTCTTTACTATAAAGAGAACCTTCCAAAGTGTGAATATTGTCAATCTTATTCAAAGTTGGCTTAGCAATCTTGAATAAGAAGTCTGGAAGAGGTTGAACCTCAGGAAGATCCTGATTTTTAAGATAATGTTCAGTCAAAGTATGCATGTCGGTTCCCCGACGGGTTGCCTTCCGAGTAATCTCGTTGGCAACCTCATCACCGACCCGTTTACGCCATTTAGCAAACTTTTCCCGTTCATAAAAACTGATGATAGAGGTAATGGATACCATCTTTGCATCAGGAGTATCATAATACCTCACACCATCAATGGTGTCTCTCTCTAAGCGAGGGAGGTCAATTTCAAGATGATTAAACATTACATACCAAGAGCCAATTTAGTCGCCAGATATTCCTTACAGAGACCAGAACGAACGATATCATCAACACCGAATTCGATAGAAGAGAATGACGGCATTTGTTCCAGGATCTTCATAAAGTCCAGGATACCATTACGCTCATAAGTTTTTGTAAGGTCAGTTTGAGTAGCATCACCACAGAAGTGAATCTTAGTGTTTTCACCAACACGAGTAATGATACTATCAAGTTCGTGGAAGTTCAAGTTCTGGCACTCGTCAACAATGATGATTGCATCATCAAGAGTGGTTCCACGAATAAAGGATGTAGACCAGAAAGAAATAGTCTCCTGCTGCTTGAGGTTACCATACAGCATCTCAAAATCAGAGTCTGTAGGCAATTCAAACATATACTTTACCATATTCTTATAGGGAATCTGGTAGAGTGCAGATTTGTCCTCATGATCTCCAGGGAGGAAACCAATCTCTCTGGTAGAAACGAGAGAACGGACAATATAGATTTTTTGATAAGGAGAGTGTTCGTCTAAAACATCCTTAAGAGCATTATACAGCACAATAAAGGTTTTACCAGTACCTGCTGCTCCGTATGCAAAAATGTTTTTCCCAAGATGATAATCTTTGAAGAGTGTTTCTTGATTATCTGTGAGAGGAGTAATATCAACGAGGAAGTCCGTATTAATCGGTTTCTTCCTTCTCATCTGTTTAGCAGTCATACCAACACCAATAGGTTCAGACGATTTTCTCTTTCTTGGCATAGGGATTAATCGAGGGTAAGTTTTTGACGGTTGTTTCCAGTTTTTTGTGCTCTACGAAGCACATCATTCCATCCTGGTGCCTTTTTACGAAGTTTGTCCTTCCATTCACCAACTTCTCCTACTCCAGGACATGTGCTAGGGTCGGAGAAATCTCTAATCCATTCTGGGTTATCAAGTTTCCACTGATCCCAGTCATGGATACTCATAACTACTTCTTTTGTTTCACCAGTTACGGTATTCTTTACAGGATAAGTTGCCATTTCAAAACATTGTGTATGTAGTATTTAGAGTTCGACCAGATTGTCTTCATCGGGGTGGAGACAACCCTCAGCAGGAACAATATCAAAAGCAATAGTAATTCTTGGTTCTTCAACCTCTGTCACACTAGTATAATGTGCCAACCATGTTGGAAAAATTGTAATCTCTCCAGGGATGTTTTCTGCAATAATATCTTCGCCCCAATCATTGTATGGAGGAATGTAATTTGTAGAAGTGCCCGTTGCACAAACACAAAAGTGACCACTTAGATAAGTGTGTGGATGAACAGAATGAGCATGTTTGCCAATACTTTCACCTTTCCTTAGCACATTTGCCCAACACCTGATCTTAAGTTTTGGAAATTCTCCACCAACCATAGAATCATAGTATTTTTGGTGGACTTCTCGAATAACTTCATGCAATTGTTTGCATACGGGGTGATCCCACTTCAAAACATTGAAATATTTAAACCTTGCGGTAAGACTATTTGGACCTAGACCCGTTTGTCCATCATTTAGAGGAAGATATCCCATATCAGCGGGAAATTCTTCCTTAATTTCAACTTCTTTTTTAAGAATAAGGTCTTTCAGCGCATCAAGATCAATGTCAGTCTGTGCGTTAGCGAGAGTGAAATCCCAAGTTGGGGCAAAAGGAGTTACTGGAGGTTCGCTGACATAGCGAATAGCATTAATCTTCATTCCACTCAAGTGCTTTACCTACGGTTGGGAATTGTTCGCAGAAGATTGCCTTTGCAGCATTAGCAATTTCCATGTGTTCCTTCTGAGTTCCATTTGCACTCCTGAGTGAGATGTAATGCACCCAGGAACGGCAGGAACCAGTCATATAGATCCTCGTGGGGGTTGCTAGTGGAAGGACCATTCTAGCGCACTCCTTGGCGACTCCACAGTCCAACAGGTGCTGATACAAACTCATACCCTGCTTGAAATAGGTGTCAATCTGCCTAGTAGTCAGTTTTACAAACTCAGGATCCAGGTCGTCAATAGAATTTTGACGATTCTTGGTGTCTTGACGACGAAGTTCTGGGACTGGGATCGCCTCTGAGAGTAGGGAAGAATCAGCATACCTCTGAGAAAATTCTTGATATGTGAATGAACGATGACGAAGAATTTGAGCTGCGATAGCACGGGTAGTCTCAATCTCCAGCGTCATAAACGCTTGCTCAAATACAGACCAGTGTCCGTGATTAATACAGTACTTCAGCAATCCTTCAAAACTCGGATTATCCTGATTTTTAGGATTAGAGACCCTGGCGATATACGCCATGGTTTCTTCAGGATTCGGTGTCGCTTGAATCAGTTTTACGCTTTGCATCTAGTTCCCTCATTTGTTTCATTTTAAGACCGCGCTTTGCCGCTTTCTTGGCTTTACGCATATAGATTAATTCTTCTTCAGTATACAACCAAGGTTGCTTAAGTGCCTCCTTCGTTAAACGAATTGTATCCTTGTATCGCATAGTACACCTCGTAGTACTTAACTAATCCTGCAGTTATCATATTTCCCTGAGATACCCAGTCGTGGGCACACTCGTAGATACTCTGGTTACTATATTTAGATGTCCCATCAGGATTCAACTCAGATCCAAACTTTTGTAAAAGAATGCTCAGGCACTCTTGCCTGAGTTTCATTTTCTGATCACTATAACGCCAATCAGTCTGGATATCCATCGTCATCTCCATCAGTGAAAACTTCGTCGTAGTCTGTGTTTCTCGTTGAAGTGTAAGCAGAAGTATCAGAGAAAACTTCTGCTTCCAAGTCCTCAACAATCGCTTTGAGAGTGAGAACCAAACCTTTTAAAACTTGTCTGTCCATGGAAAAATAGGTTTTTCCAATTCTACACAAAAAAAGAAGGGGTGTCAACCCCTTCTGTTAAAGATTGGTTGTGCCTTAAGCAATTGCTCAAAGTACTCCCTTAAGTGAATCCGATAACAAGACCAATATGTACACCCCCTATAGGTTAGTTGGTAACATGCTGGTGGTCTGTTATCACTATCCATATCATCCGAGTGATATCGATAGTCCATATCACTTGTTGTAAGTGTGACCGCGATAGCAAAATGTGCCATGAGTCTCTTTGGGCTCGTGACCACAGAGATCATACTCTACTCCACGATAGGAAGTAGCATGAATCTGTGCATCGTGAAGTGCAGATTGCTTTTCAATCTGCTTCTTGATCATGTGAAGTGTGTTCATTGTAGTACTCCTGAAATACTAGGGTGAAATTAATCTCCCGTTCCTTCAGTCGTGTGCGTCCTAGTCATCAAAGCATGTAGGATCAGTATGCTCCATCCAATGAAGGATGATGTCAAACTTCTCACGAGGAGTGAAAAGAGTTGTCTCTTCCATTCCTTGCTTCAACCAATAATAGTCTTCACAGCGAAGATAATTCTCCACTGGGACATGACTAAAAAAGATCAAAGCGAGTGATAACATAGGATGAACGCTCCGTTCCGCGACTTACTTGCGTCCTATTCGCTATTCGCAAACAGCGAATGGGATGAACGATAGGTCCATTATAGACCGTATATGGTATATATGCAAGTAGTTTTGTAAAATGTGATACAATTTTAAAAAACCTTTAGGATCAAAAAATACCTGGGATTTTTTTTCCCGATATTTTGAACCTAAAGGTCGATTTTGGTTTGGAGTGTTACTTTTTCTTTGGTGGGTTCCAAAGTTTTGGATTACTTCTACCTTCTGTTTGTGTAAAAGTGATTAGACCTTCCCTGTACTTGTCCCAGTAATGATCAAACAGTTCCACTTTTTTATTGCATATTGCAATGTCAAATTTTCTATGCCCTTCCTCATCATAGTATTCAACAAGATAAGCGGTGCATGGAAGAGATCTGTCTTCAGCAAGACTTGGATCACAATCTTTGTGGATTATCTTAATCTTCAATTACGACCACCCCACTGAACATCGGGGTATGCCTCTTTTACAACATTGTGGGTGATACGATACT